TTTTGACACAAAAAGATGGTACTGGTTACCCGAAGAAGCGATCGAAAAACGCCTATTTAAGGACGAAAGCACAATTTATTTGGACCTACGACACGCCGATGAGGTCAATGTTACGCCCGGAAACGTCACTGATTACGATTACATACGTCGCTGCATCACAGGATATTACGTAGAAGACGGAAAAGTAAAATGGGACGAGGATTGCATAATGAAAACCTATAATTTGCGTAGTATTGCATTTGACAGGTACAACAGTAGTCAGTTGATTATCAATCTAACACAGGACGGAGTGGAGATGTCACCAATGGGTCAGGGATACATTAGCATGTCACCGCCTATGAAGGAGACGTACCGTTTGTTGTTAGAAAACAAGCTAAATCACGAAGGCGATCCGGTGTTACGATGGATGGCCGGCAATTTGGAGGTAACTTACGATGCGGCACAGAACTGTAAGCCGGACAAGAGTAAGAGTCAAGACAAGATAGATGGCATCACCGCACTGATATGTGCAGTCGGGGAGGCTATGACAGAAGAACAAGAAGATCAATTTCCCGAAGATTACACAATGCGTTTCTTATGAGTTGCGAACAAGACCTGAAACTCGCTCGAAAGTTGAACTCCGCAGAAGGATTTGTGGATGAGTATCAGAGTCGGCTGTCATCTCATCGCAAAAACGTCGAAGCGTATTGGTCAGTAGAGGAAGACTACTACAGGATCTTTGGCCGCAACAGGTACAGTTGCTATCAATCTTTCCACACAATTCTTCGGCGCATCCTGAAGAGAAATCGAACATCGTAGGACGGTTTCGCGCTGTTCATTCGTATCATTGCGCTTATGGCTGACCAAAAAGGTTTATTTGGTAGACTCCGCGAGGCAATCCGACCTGCTGCTGATCAGGAGAAGCGGTATTACGACCCTGCATTCTACTATCCCTGGACTCCTACTCAGTCAGGTGTTGCTATGAGTCGCGAAGGCGCTATGGCTGTAAGTGCAGTCTATGCGTGTGTGAACAAGATTAGCAGCACAATTGCCAGCTTGGATTTGCACTTGTACCGTATGCAAAACGATCGTAAGGAGGAAGTCTACGATCATCCTGCTTACGTTCTGTGTGATCGAGAACCAAACGCATACTACAACGCATTCACCTTTTGGCAATTCATCGTGAGCGATGCCTTGATGCACGGAGCTGGATACGCTCTAATCAAGCGCGACCAAAATGGTCGTCCAAAAGAATTAGTTCTAACAAGTCCAAACAGCATTGTTTCTAAGGATTTGAATGGTCGTCGCATCTATATGTATGAGGATACTGAAGATCCTTTGTACAACGAAGACGTACTTGCGATAGAGTGTTTCCGAGGTGTCAGCCCAATTGCCGAACACATTGAGAACATTAGCCTTGGCTACGCAGCACAACAATATGGGGCTTCTTTCTTTGGTAGCGGAGGAAATATGAGTGGTGTGCTGATGACTGACAAGCAATTGAGCGAGGATCAGTACCGTCGCTTGAGCAGCACTTGGCAGACCAAGTACCACGGTATGAACAGCAGCCACGCGACAGCTATCTTGGAAGCTGGTCTCAAGTACGAGCGTGTTGGTATCCCACCGGATCAGAGTCAGTTCCTTGGTGTACGCAAGTACCAAGTAGAAGAGATTTGCCGAATCTTCAACGTGCCTACGGGTATGGTTCAAGTCGGTGAGCAGAAGTACAGCAACGTCGAACAGCAAGACCTCTTCTTTGCCAAACACACAATCCATCCGTGGTTAGTAAGCATCGAACAGGAGATGAATCGCAAGTTGCTCTTACCGGCTGAACGCAAGGAGCATAAGTTTAAGTTCGACATGTTGAGTCTTATGCGTGGTGATATGGCTGCGCGTTCAGCGTATTATCACACTTTGTTGTCTGATGGGGTGCTAACAATCAACGAAGTTCGTGGATTGGAAAACCGAAATGCTATTGAAGGCGGTGATCAGGCGCTCGTTCAGGTCAACCAATTGCCTTTAACTAGCATGGAGGCTTACGCTAACTCGATCACTAGTAACAATGGCGACGTACAGTAACTACCCACAGAGCGCACGACGTGCTGCACGTAGGGCGTTGCGCCATAAAGAGAAGAACGGCAGTGGTTGTGGCACGGGCGTGGGCTGGAATCGTGCTAACCAGATAGCTTCAGGCGAAGGTTTGTCCTTAGCAACAGTTAAGAGGACTTATGCTTTCTTGTCTCGTGCTGAGGTTTACAACCAAGGCAAGTTTACAAACGAGAAGGGCAAAGAGATTTGCGGCAGTGTTATGTATGCTGCTTGGGGAGGTAGCAGCATGAAGCGTTGGTGCAAAGGAATTATAAATCGAGAAGAATGAGCGATATTAAAGACAAGGATCTCGAAGTACGCAACCTTGACATTGAAGTACGAGTGTACGGCGATGATGAGGAGAAGCGCATTGAGGGATATGCTGCTGTGTTTAATCAAAGCACCCAGCTCGGTAATGTTGAAGAAGTCGTGATGCCAGGCGCATTCGAAGGTCGTCTAAATGACGATGTCGTTGCCTTGTTTAACCACGACCAAAACATGCCACTTGCCCGTAGCCGTAATGGCGAAGGCACTTTGAAGCTGGAAGTCGATGAGGTCGGCTTGCGTTATAGCTTTACCTTGGGCAACCAATCATACGCTAGAGACCTCGCCGAGTCCATTAAGCGCGGCGACGTTAGCGGATCTAGCTTCGGCTTTGTTGTGCGTGAAGATGAGTACGAGCGAAAGAGCGATGGTGGTTACCTTCGCAAGATTCACAGCGTATCTCGCCTTGCAGACATCTCACCTGTTTTGACACCAGCTTACCCACAGACCTCGGTCAAACTCCGTGATGCTATAAGCGCCATGGAAGAAGAGGATCAGGTCGTGGAAGAACCCACTTCGCCTACGTTGACCCCTAAAAGGAACATCGCGGAGGCACTTCTTTCTATTCATCAACATAATTCTAACCAATGAAAAATTCATTGAAATTTAAGGAAGAGCGAGCCTCCCACATCGCAGAGTTGGAGGGTCTCGTCGAGACGGCAAAAGGTGAAAGCCGTGATTTCACCGAGGACGAAGAAGTTCGTCAAGCAGAGTTGAACCAGTCGATCTACGCTTTGGACGACAAGATTGCTCAGGCTGAGAAGACTGAGGAGATCATGCTCCGTAGCTTGGCCGGCGAGGCTTCAAAGTCTGAAGAGCGCGAATTGGACCAACACGCAAAGCAATACAGCTTGCAGGATGCAGTTGCTCAGTTCCGTAGCGGTGGCAAACTCGAAGGTCGCGAAAAGGAAATGGCTCAAGAGGCACAGCGCGAATTCCGCGAAGCTGGCATCTCTCCTACGGGACACATTCAAATCCCAATGTCGTTGACTTACCGTGCAACTTCGCAGTTCGCAGGTACAACCGGTAAGGCAGAGCAATCAGTTTTGTCCGGTCTCGTTCCTGATTCTGTTTTGGAGCGCGCCGGTGCAAATCGCATCACAGGTGTTGCCGGAACAGTTATCTTGCCATCTTTGCCGAGCGATGCTACTGCAATTAAGGGTGAAAACGTGACAATGGACGCTTCATCTGCAATGGGCAAGGTCGAGATTGCACCAGTGCGTATCGCCTCTCGCATCGATGTTTCGAACCAAATGTTAGTTGCTTCAACAAACACATTTGATTCTGTTGTTGCTGCGCAGTTCCGCAAGCACAGCGGTGGTTTGTTGGACTCTCAAGCGTGGACTAACTTCATTTCTCAAGGCTCTTTGGTATTGCGTAGCACTGCTGCTGCTGCTGCCGTTCCATCTATTGACTTTGCTTCCGCAAATGACTTGATCGGTGCTTTGGGTGATGCTGACGCTTTGAGCAACAACGCTGCTTTCTTTAGTTCTTTCGGACAGTTGGCCACTGCTCGTTCACAGCAAGCGGTTACCAACGGCGGTATCCCAACTTTGCAGACTGACGGTACAATCGCCGGCTACCGTGCATACGGACACAGCCAAATCAATGCTGCTTTGCTTGCTGATACTGCCCGTACTGCTGATGACGTTTTCGTTGGTGGCAGCTCCAGCACAGCAATCACAAACGAGACTGACTTGTTGCCATTCATGTTGGTTAACATGGATGATGTATACTGCTGCTACTGGGGTGGTGCTGACCTCGTGGTTGACAACTTGACGTTGGCCGCTGATGGCATTACTCGCCTGATCATGAACTACTACGCTAACTGTAAAGTTGGTCACGGTGATTCAATCAAGTACGTTGAGGTAGCGTAATCTTTCCATAGGTTAGACCCCTGGTCGGATACGCCATGCATGTAAAAGCACTGCCAATGTCCGATCAGGGGTTTTTCCTTTAATCGTTTTTAAAATGGACTACCCCCACGTTAACATAGTACACGTAGCTGAGACTACTGCGGTTAGCGAAATCATTACTACCGCCCGAGCCAAGGAGCATTTACGTATCGACTACAGCGATGACGATACTATGGTCAGCACCCTGATCACAGTAGCGCAGGAGTTAGTTGAGAAGTACTGCAACTTGAAGTTCGGTGTACAGACGTGGGCGGCGTATTGGGATTATGCACATCCACTTGTTCATATCCCAAAGTTTGGTGCAAAGAGCGGTCTGACGTTTGAGAAGCTAAATGATAGCCTAGTTTACGAAACCGTACCTACAGCCGACTACCAGCTTGAAAGCATCTCGAACCCTATGAGGGTTCACATGAAGACATACGACACGGCAACTATTCAGTTGAACCGTTACAAACTGTCTTTCACAACCACAATCGAAGAGGCCACTATTCCTGCATACGTAGAACAGGCCATGCTCATGATCATTGCCCACCTGTACGAGAATCGTCAGGATGCCGGGTATCGTCGTGTTCATGAAGCACCGATGAACAGCAAGTACCTGCTAGATCGTTACCGAGAACAATCTTTCGTGTAATGTTAGACTTAGGCGAGTTCCGTTATCCTGCCAAGATCTTGCGACCTGTCTACAGGACTAGCAACTATGGCGAAAAACTAGTGGACTATTGGGAAGTTGCGTACACAGTAAAAGCACGTCGTCGTGACATCGAATGGTCAACGATCGGTGAGGAGGCTCATGGTAAGCAGCTAGTTGTCGAGGCGCGTACTGAGTACTACATTAAAAGGTATCGACCGGACATAACTGAAGACTATGTCATCTTGCAGAACAACTTTACCTATGAGATTACGCGTGTAGATGACTTTGATTACGGTCGTTACACACGCTTGGTTGCGTTACGCAGGGACAACCTAAAGATTGCAGAGGACACGAAGACCCCAGGTCAATACATCCATATTGAATCGTAATGGCTTTAGGATCAAGATATGGTGCTAATCTAAAGCTGGATACTCGTGACGTTGCTCGATTTGAGAAAGCCCTCAAGAAGTTCGAGCATATGACGGTAAAGAAGCGCCGTGCAGCTATGGCGCAAGTTGCTAAGTTTTCTTTGAAGCCTACCAAGGATGCAATGAAGAGTAACGCTAAGAAGATAAAGCGTAGCGGTACTTTGGCAGATAGCATCGAGAGCAGCACCTTCAAGCGTACAGGCTTTGGATCTGTTGCCGGCGCACGGACTGGTCCGATCATACGCGGTAAGAGCAAGCGCAGAGCCTTTCACGCACACTTAGTCGAGTTAGGTACAAAGAAGAAGCGCAAGACCGTAAAGCCAGGTAAAGGCGCTTTTAAATTCTACGGAAGAAGAACACGACGATGGGTAGTGACCAAATCCATCTATCATGGATCAAAAGCACAACCTTACATTGCACCTGCATGGCAAGCGACTAAGCATAAGGTCCGAAAGCGTATGCGCACAAAGATGAAGACCATAATTGACAACCTGAAAAGAGACTTTCCTAAATGATACATGTAGTTAAAAAGATTCTTGACGACAGTACGCGGCCTTCCTTAGCACCATTGCGTGAGTCTAATAAGGTTGCATTGGTCAAAGCACCGCAACAAGTGCGCCGTCCTTATGCAGTCATTGATCTAGAAGCAACTGTATTAGAGCGTTATGTGCAAGGTAATGCCGGTGCAGGTGTTGCTAGAACCACACACAACATTATGATCTACATCACTGCTACAGGTATGGAGCAAGCGTGGGATCTAAAGACAGGTATTCAGGATGAGCTGGATGAGTTTAACGGCAGTGTCACTTTGGACGGAGAGACATATGAAGTAGCTCGTCTTGTGCTTCGCGATGTCACAACTGACGCGCATGAATTGCATGAATACTACATCGTACAAATGATGTTCGACTTGTATGTCGTATAATCGAACTCAGTTTACAGAGAACAGTTCGTAATAATCTTATTTCGTAGCACAAACCCCATTTAGACATGGCCGTCATTAAAGGTAATAACGTCTCGCTTTACTACAAGGCAGAGCCGTCAAACAACAGCAGCGATATCACGGCGCTTACAGGTTACGCTGACTTAGAAGGCGTTACAAGCGTTTCAATCAGTGTAAGCAACGCCACCTATGAGGTGGACTTCAAAGATGTTACACCAGCCGATGCTAGTAATGTCCCTCTA